GAAATTCCAGGTTTGTCTAAAGACGAAGTATCTGTAGATGTACAAGAAAACGTACTTACTATCAGTGGTCAAAAGATCAAAAACGTGGATGATAAGGAGTCTACAGGAAAATACATTCGTAGAGAACTAAAGCACAGTAGTTTCAAACGTAGTTTTACTTTAGGAGATCAAATTGATCGAGCGAATCCCACCGCAAAGTTTGAAAATGGATTGTTAAAGGTTACATTATTAAAGGTGAAACCAACGATTCCTGTCACGAAAAAAGTAAAGATTGATTAATATTCAATCAAGGTTATATTAACCCCGTTATTAAATTAACGGGGTTTTTTATTTTTATATATTTATAGATATGATAAAATTTCATCATTTGGTAATGGCAACGTCACTTTTAATCGCCGGGTGTGCTGCCTATTTTAGTGTATATGGTATTGGATTGTTATTTTCAGGAGCAACTATTGCTGCAATGATTATGGCTGGTTCATTGGAACTAGGTAAACTTGTAACAACATCGTGGTTATTCAGATATTGGAATAAAGCCAATATATTAATGAGAACCTATATGATAATTGCTGTATTTGCTTTAATGGCAATTACATCTCTAGGTGTATTTGGATTTTTAACAGCTGCGTTTCAAAAATCTTCATTGGAGACTGAGTTATCTATGAATAAGATTGTCACACTTGAGTCTCAGAAAAAAGAAGAACTTAGTAAGATGGAGTCTACTAAAAAGACAATTGAAAAACTTTATAGTTTGAGAAGTAGTCAAGAGGTTAGATTGAACGAAGTACTTACAAATGTATTAATTGCAAGAAATCCAATACAATTGCAAAATATTCAAAATCAAATTAATGATCAGATTGGGGATTTAAACAAACAATTGGAGGGGGAAAATGAAAAGATTAAAACTTATAGTACCAAAGTAAGTTCTATAGATGATAACATTTACAAATTAAAAGTGGATAATAGTCAAAAGAAGGATATTACCACATTTAAATTTGTTGCGGATCAATTCAACACTACAATTCAAACAGTAGTTAAATGGTTCATAGTAGTGCTTATTACAGTATTTGATCCACTTGCAGTTATATTGTTATTGGCATATAATATAAGTAGCAATAAAACCTACATAGAGGAAGACAAAAATTACGAACTATATAAGAAACAAGAAAAAAATACGGTTGACTCTAATGATAAAAACATATCTCCGACTCCATCTGTTGTTGAAAAGATAGTAGAGAAGCCAGTAGAGGTTGAAAAGATAGTGGAAAAAATTGTGGAAAAACCAGTGGAAAAAATAATAGAGAAGCCAGTAGAGGTTGAAAAGATAGTGGAAAAAATTGTGGAAAAACCAGTGGAAAAAATAATAGAGAAGCCAGTAGAGGTTGAAAAGATAGTAGAGAAGGTTGTTGAACGAAAAGGCAAAACTGGTGTAAGAGGTATGTTTAGTTTTTAACAATTAATGTTTAGTTTTTAACAATTACAATTAAAATAATTTTTTATTCGTTTTGTAGATCATCCATATATATGTAGTTATAAGTATGGATGAAACTGAGCTTAAAGAATTGTACAAATTGATCAAAAGATCATACGATGAATCGTGTTGGAAAACCTTAAATGACGCTTTAGATTACATATCTGAATTCGTTGAAGTAGATGATGAATCTCCTATAGACAATGATTGAAATTTTATTATTAATACTGTTATTGGCATCCGTATCAGCTAATGTGTTTTTATTAATCACATTAAAAAAATCATTTAATCAAATAGATATACTTGAAGACTGGATTATAAACTTTAAAAATTCTGTAGAAAGTACTTTTAATAAATTGAAAGATGTTGATAACCGTGGTATATTTGAAAAAGATGACGATGTTGGTTTTCTTTTCACGGATTTGAAACAAATCATTGAATCTTTGAATAAAAAAGTAAAAGAAGAAGAAACCGACAACGTTTGACATTATTACTTGAATGAAAAAAATAAAAAAAAGTAAAGTCATTACCAAGAAAGTGACTAAAGTAGTAAATCCTAAAAAACGTAAAGTATCTGCTATGGTAAAAAGTGTTAATAAAAAAATAAAGAAGCCAACAAAAATAACATCTGTAAAAAAGATAGTTAAAAAACCCAAAAAGGTAAATAAATTAAAATTAGACATTACATATGAATCTAAAAATTTATCTGAGATCAATGTACCCCGCACCATAACAAGCAAAGATGTAATAGTAATTAATGAATTGGACGCGATTAATAAAGAAGTTGAAGAACTTACAGAAGTAAGAAAAAAACGTAGAGGTCGCAATAAAAAAGAAAAAATTTACTTTTCTAAAAAAACCGAAGAAGCTATCATCGAATACAATTCCGAAACCGACAACGTAAAAAGAAATGAAATTTACGAAACTCGTATAAAATACAGCTTTGATAAATTGGTAGAAAATATTTTTAATACATTTAAATTTACTTATTTTGACAACAGTCCATTAGAGATTCAAAAAGAAACCGTAGCACACTTGGTTTCAAATATTCACAAATTTGAAGCTGGTAAAGGTAAGGCATTTAGTTATTTTAGTATTGTAGCTAAAAATTACTTGATATTCCATAACAATAACAATTATAAAAGATTTAATCAACACGTAGATATTAGTGAAACTCCAGGTGAAGATAGTGTTTGTTTGCAAACAGAAGATGCACATCATAAGACTATTCAGACACAAGAGTTTATGAAATTGTTAATTAACTATTGGGAACGAAATATAACAAAAATATTCACCAAACAAAAAGATCTCAATATAGCATATGCAGTTATAGAATTATTTAGAAATAGCGAAAGAATTGAAAATTTCAATAAAAAAACACTATATCTTTACATCAGAGAACTAAGTAATTGTAAAACACAACAAATTACTAAAATTATCAATAAAATGAAATCATATCAAAATATAGTTATAAAAAATTACATTGATAACGGAAAAATATAATACAAAACAAATAAACCACTCAAATAGAGTGGTTTTTCTATTTATAGATATATGGACTTAAATTTTGAAATTTATAAAGGAAAGAATTTTTCTGGTCTTTGTAAAGACATAGTGAAAAATTCAGAGAGCAAGAAAGATCAAATTGATATTTTAATATCTGAGTTAAGAAGTTTAATTAAAACTGTTAACGACGCTACTATCGTAGTGCCTATGATAAAAGACTATTATGATGTAGGCGTTAAAAACGATGAACAATTGGTCAAATTAGCCGCAGTTATACAAAGATTGGTAGCAAAAGGTGAAGCTACTGGCGAAGGCAATTCAATGGTATTAAGTGAAGACGAACGTAAACAGTTAATGGATGAAGTTATAACAATTAGTAAAGGCGAATAATATGGTAGTTACGGATGTATCCAAATCAAATAAATCTCCACAGTTAAACGATCAACAAATAAAAGATTTGGTTGATATTCGTTCACCTATACAACTCGCCGTTGTAGTTGATGTGATTTTCAATGAAAATCACGTAAAATTGCAGGACGAATATAAACAAAAAATAAATCCACAAACAGTTCCTCTTAACTATAAGAATGAACCAGCCAAAGAAAACGATGTGGATTTTTCATATATAGGACGGGCCAAAGTAAGAATCTTATCACAAGAAAAAAAGTCATCGGTGGAAAAATTGCCTTGGGCTATACCTTTGGATCAAACTATTACGCAATATCCATTGGTCAACGAACTTGTATTGGTTCAAAAAGTAGGCAATAACTACTACTATAGCAAACCTTTAAATAAATTCAACTTTCCAACCAATATAGATTACACTGTTGAAACAGTATATAGTGAAAATGGAAAGCCTGCTGTGCCTTTTTACTTTGACGGAAATAGAGCTACTTATACATCAGCTCCAATTTATTCAAAATACAATAACATTGGGTATGTTGGGGAATATTTCATTTCCAATCCATTTATAAGATTGATTAGAAAAAACGAAGGAGATACAGCAATAGAAAGTAGATTTGGTCAATCAATTCGTTTTAGTGCTTATGATAATAATAGACTTAATGATAAAGGATCATATCCATCCTACGCATTAAACAGCAATTTATTAAAAGAATCTAGTGGTGGTGGATATGGAAATCCAAAGATTACTATTAGAAATAGACAAAGAAATATCTCTTTAGACGAACCACAACAATTACATCCCAAGTTACCACCTATTCCAAAAATAACTCCATCTGAGAAAAATTTTGGTGGACAAATAGATGAAGATATTAACAATGATGGCAGCACAATACAAATAACAAGTGGAAAAACAGAAAGCGATTGGAAAACTACAGTTTATAAAAGTATATTTGGCAAAACGTCAAACGGAGAACCAACTGAAGAACAAGTAAGATTCAATCCGAAAAATTCCACTCCATTTGTATTACCAACTTTAAATGGCGATCAAATCGTAATAAATACCGATAGATTGGTATTGAGCAGTAGATTTGCAGAAACACTACACTTTAGTAAAAAACGTTATGCTGTGACCACTGACAGTGAATACACAGTAGATGCTAATGATAATGTAGTTATAACTACAAATAATACCGCTTGTATAAATGCACCACAAATATTTTTGGGTCAATATGGCGAAACAAATGAACCAGTATTACTAGGTCAAACAACTGTAGATTGGATGTACGATTTGTGTAATTGGTTATTAGACCACGTACACTGGCATCACCACGTACACCCACATCCACATACACATCCTAGATCAGGAGATGCAACGCCTGAAAATACAAAGGATGCTAATCCAGATCAAACGCAAATACCAGTACAACAAATAAAGCTTAAATTGTTGAGAGACAATCTACACAAAACATTAAGTAGAAGAGTATTTGTTACAGGTGGCGGATATGCGCCTGGTAGTAATGGAGTCAAACCACCTGGAAGTGGTGGTGAATGTAAAGATCCAGTAGAAATTAATACTGTTACAGGAGCTGGAGTTGTGGGTGATTTCAAAGGTAGAAATCGCCGTGAAGGTCCAGTACAAGTTGAATTTGAATTTGAGGATTAATTATGAGTGATTATTATATATCCTATGAAGAAACTGTACCTTGGAATGGTAGCGTTTTTAATGCAAATGAATATAGAAGAGCTATAAACTCATTCTATTCAAAAGTTGATCTTGTAAAACCAAATGCAATAGTGGAAGATGGTGCGCCAACCCCAAGTATTTCTGTAAAAAATTTGTCTCCAGACGCAAATTTTCCTAATGAATGGAATTTTAGTTTAAGTGGGAAATTTTCAACATCGAAACGTGATGAATTAACCGGAAATTACTTAGCAAGTGTTACTTTAAGTGGAGACGTTAAAGTTCCAAGACAAACACCTAGTGGAAAAACACTGAAATCTATTATAGCATCCGATTTTAAGACTACACGTGGTATTGGAAAGACTCCAGGTGAAGCTTTCAATAATGCTTTTAAACAACTAAGAGAATCTTTGTTACAAACTTTAGCCGATCAAATTGGTGTTTCTGGTAAGGGAATTAAAGTGGAACGACAAGATGCATTTACCGATCCAGATCCCGCTTTAGTAGGACCACCTACGCAAACAATTAATGGTGTAGCAAATAAAGCTCCCGTAGTAGATAATCCAAATATAAAACTTCCCACCCAAGAAGTAAAAGGGTTAGATGCAAATGCAGCGCAACAAGCAGCTTCAAAAGCCCAAGACGTAACAAGTAATGCGACATCTCAAGTACAAAGTGCAGCTGGAGGGTTAACATCACAAGTTCAAGGTGCGGCCGGCCAGGCACAAGGTGCATTAGAAGGTGCAGCTAGCCAAGTACAGGGAGCAGCTGGTCAAGCTCAAGGTGCATTAGAAGGTGCGACTGGTCAGGCACAAGGTGTAATTGGAGGCGCTCAAGAATCTGCCGGTGGTGTACTTAGTAATTTATCATCTGGCGTTAAAGGTGCAATTGGAGGAGGTGCTTTAGGAGCCGGTATAGGTGCATTAGCAGGCGGAGGAAAAGGTGCATTGATTGGAGCTGGTGCCGGATTGGTTGCGGGAGGTATAGCTGGCAAAGTCTTTGACAAACTAAATCCTAAAGGAATAAAACCAGATGGACTAGGCAAAGATTGGTCTCCTGATAAATATAGCCCTGAATCTATAGCTGGAAATACTAAATTTGTAAATGCTAAAACAGGCGTGGTTGAATCTACTTCTGAATTAGCTAAAGGATTAAAAGGTGGATTGTTAGGTGGTGCTCTTGGAGCCGGTGTAGGTGCATTAGCTGGTGGTGGTAAAGGTGCATTAATAGGTGGATTAAGTGGTACTGCACTTGGCGCTGGATTATCCGTTGGAGGTGTAACAGGAGGAGCTTTAGCCGGTGGTGGATTGGGAGCTGGAATAGGAGGAATAGTTGGAGGCGGAAAAGGTGCTGTAATTGGAGCTGTTTCTGGAGGAGCCGTTGGTGCAGCTGCAGCTAAATTAGCTAGTGTTCAAAAAGGAATGCCTAAGCCAAATATACCAAAACCACCTAGTACTCCACGTATTAAAACGATTAAAATACCAAGACCATCATATCCAAAAGGCGCAACAGATTTATTAAATTTACCTAAATCTCCTCTGGGTTAATAATTATATATATATAAACAATATGAAAATAGAAGTGCTTAAAGAGTTTATTAAAAAAACAGTACAACAAGAAGTTCGCAACGTATTAAAGACTGAGTTGAAAAGTCAATTATCAGAAATATTTGCGAATAATTCATCAAAGCCTCAAAAAAAGACAAAATCTGCAGATTCTGATCTAGAAGCTGAAATTTTGAATGAACTTGAATCTATGAATGAATCAGTAGCAGAAGTTGAAACTAAGCCTGCGAAGAAATTTGTCAAATATACAAACAATCCAATGTTGAATGACATATTAAATCAGACTACAGGAGGAGTACCACAAGAAGGTGGTATGGTTAGTATGATAGGTGGATACGGATCAACTTCCTCTCAAGTAATTACAGAAACAAAAGCTCCAGAGAATGCTCCTGAACCAGTTAAATCTGTATATTCAGCTATGACCAGAGATTATTCTAAGTTGATGAGTGCTATAGAGAAGAAAAAATCTAAGATTTAATTATGTCTAAAAAAGCACTAGGACTTAAAATACCTTTCAGATTGGGTCAAAATGGTTATTTTGAAACCAATGTGGATACTATTTCCCAAGTTTCGAGTAATATAAAGAATCTTTTATTAACACGACCTGGCGAACGTAGATTTAACAATGCGTTTGGGTCTTCTTTATATAAAGTATTGTTTGAACAGAATGAATTACAAGAAATGTTGCCTATGTTGGTAAATCTTATTCAAAATGACGTAAATAGATTTATGAATGGGGTAATAGTGGAAGATGTTAAAGTTCAATTAGTAGAAAATGATGTTGTAAATAATGATTACAATAAAATATTTATAAAAGTAGCCTTTAGTTATAAAGAACTGAAGTCTACAACCGAAGTAATTATCACAAACAATAATATATAATGCAACAACTAATTAACAAAACATTCAAAGCTAATACAAAAGACGTTTTGTATTTAAATCGTGATTTTACTTCGTTAAAGCAACAACTGATCGATTTTACCAAACAGTATTACCCACAAAGTTACAAGGACTTTAGTGAAAGTTCGCCAGGACAAATTTTTATTGAACAAGCTAGCTTTGTTGGTGATGTACTATCTTACTATACTGATTATCAATTTAAAGAAAGTTTTATTCAATTTGCGGGTGAACGTAAGAATATTATAAATCAAGCACAATTTTTGGGTTATAAACCAAAAGTGTCTTCAGTATCTTCTACATACGTAGAATTATTTCAATTATTACCAGCAACTCGTACATCAGGAGTTAATGGCGAATATATACCAGACGAAAGATATTGTTTGATTTTGAAACCATATACACAACTATCCAGTGTATCTGGTGTATCATTTATCGTTGAAGAAAGTGTAGATTTTAGTCAAGACACACTATT